CCGCGCTTCACCGCGCGCAGAAGCATGGCGCTGATCTCCGCCTCGCTCGCCGCAAAGCTGCGTGCGTCGCTCGCCATCACGTTGAACGTCACATGCACGGCGCTGCCGCCACCGGCCACGCCGAGCCGGCCGTCGGGGCCGCGGGCCAGAGGCATCACTGCCTCCGGCCCCGCTTCCCCCGCCAGGCCAGTCCCGCCGCGGCCCAGCGGAAAGTAGCTCGGCGTCGCGATCACCCCGCCCTTGGCGAAGGGTGTCACATTGCCGAGCGCCGGATTGGTTCCGGCAAACAGGTTGCCCACCAGCCCCCCGATCATGTCGCCCAGCGGCTTGACCGCCGCCTTGAGCGCAATATCGGCAAAGCTGCGAGCGATATCGGCCAATACCGATCGGAGCGACTTGCCTTCGAGCAGCGCGCCACGAAATCCGGCGCTGATCGAGCGCGCCACGTTGTCCGCTAGGTCGCCGATGCGGCCGAGTTCGATTTCGACACTCGTCAGTTCGTCACGGACGCTGTCCGGAAAAAGATCATCGGCCATCGGGAAACCGCTCCATCAAGGCATCGAGTTCATTGCGGGCCAGCGGCCCGCGATCGCCCATCACGGCGCCCCAGGCCGAGGCCAGTTCGCGCGGCGTCATGCGCCAGAAGTCGCGCGGCGGCAGCCGCAGCACGCCCAGCCCGAAGCGCATCGCGCCTTCCCACGGAAAGGGCGTCATGCCGCCTCTCCAAACGTCGCCTTGAGCAGACGCGCGGCGATCTCCGCCGCGCCCTTGAGCCCGCCCTCGATGGCAAACCGCGCCAGGTCGTCATCGGTGATGGCATTGCCACCGCCGCGCAGACCGGCCCCTAGGATCGCCGTCAGGTCCCGCGCCGACACCCTGCCGGTCGAGAACCGCTCGGCCAACCCGACCAGATCCCCCGCTTGCAGACGGCTCTCCAGCTCCGCCAGGGCGCCCAGTGTCAGGCAAAGCGTCCGCGTCTCGCCGCCTATGACGGCATCGATCTCACCACGCTGGGTGATGGCCATGTGTTTCTCCGATGTTGGTGCCACTGGCGTCTCAGTCGTCTCCCTCCCCTTGAGAGGAGGGCTCTGGTTCCGTGCCCGGCCTAAATCGCCGTAAACGTCACCTCGCCGGCGCTCTCCAGCGCCAGGTCGAACGTCACTTCCCCCGCATGATCGGCGGCGAATTCCAGCGCCACAATCTGGAACGGCCCCGCCACCGTGCCGAAATCAGGGATGATCAGCTGCCAGTTGCGGATGGTGCCGGCAAAGAACAGCGACCGCACCTGCGCGTCTGACGTCGTGTCCTTGAACACGCCTGCCCCGGTCACGGCGGCCCGCTTCACCCCGCCCCCGGCCAACAATTCGCGCCATCGTCCGGCGCTTTCCTGGTCCGTGGTGTCGACGGTCGAGGCATTGAAAGCCAGCGCCCGCGTGCGCAAGCCAGCCACCGTCAGAAAGCTCCCCGACCCCGTCTGGTCGAGCTTGAGCAGCATATTCTTCCCGCTCTGAGCGGCCATGTGATGTGTCCTTTCGGAGGATTGGTCACCGAGAGCGCCCGGGCGCTCGATCTTCCCCTCTCCCCTTGAGGGAGAGGGACGACACTTCTGCGTTCAGCAGAAGTGAGGGGTGCTGCGCCCGCCGATGCTTCAACGCGCGTTGGTGGCGCAGGACCCCTCATCCGCCCCTTCGGGGCACCTTCTCCCTCAAGGGGAGAAGGGAAGAGGCATCAAGCCTCGCTCAAAAACCGCAGCCCCACTGCCGCCCGCGCCAATCCGGTATCCTTGTCGATCACCGTTTCGGTCCGCACATGCTCGCGATGCGTTACCGTGATCCCGGCGGCGGCAAACGCCTGCGCCACCGCCACCACCCGCTCGGCCATGTCCAGTGCCCGTTTGCGGCTGGGCTGGTCGCCCCAGCAATGCAGCAGCAGCCGGTGCTCCTGCCCCGGCGCGTCGTCGCCATCGCGCTGGATCACGTCATGCCGCGCAATCACCACATACGGCGCCGGCCGGCCGTTCGGCGCCGCGTCGAACACGCCATCGGCGCCCGCGATCGCCACCAGTGCCGCGTCCGCCTTCAGCGCCGTCACCAGCGCGCCCTGCAACAGGCTGATCGGATGCATGGCCTATCCCCCTGATCCTATCCGGTGAAACTGGTTTCGCTGCAGGCGCAACTGAGATAGGCCCGCCGCCCATTGAGGTCGGCGGCGCTCACCACATCCAGGTTCCGCCCGCGATAGACGATGCGGTCGCCCGGCTTGATGTCGTTGCGAAAGCGCAGCACCACCGCATGGGAAATTTCCACCGCGCGCCCGTCGGCGCTGGTCCCCTGCCGCCCGGTGAGACTACGCACGCGGGCCCAGAGACTCGTCACCGGCACGAATAGCGCCATGTGCCCGCCTTCAGGTTCGCCAGTCATCTCCCGGCGCTTGAACTGCACGCGATCGGTCAACGTGCCCAGGGGCGGAACGGCCTCGCTCATAGCCGCACCCGTTTGTAGCCGGCCACCATGCGGTCGAATCCCGATGGCACCACTGCGCCCGACCCCGCCACGATCACCGCGTCGCGGTGTTCGAACCAGTAGCCGACCAGCAGCAGCAGCGCCTGGCGGATATCGGCCGGCACGTCACCCGGCTCGGTGCCGAAGCCGGCGACATAGTCCACCTCGATGCCCTGCCGTTGCCGCAGCAGGGGCATGCCGGCCACGTCAGCCGGCAAGAGCAGCCGGTCCGGCTCGCTCATGAACTGCGCCAACGGCACCACCTGCCCCACACCCGCGGCGTCATAGGCCGTGATTCCGGTGAGCACCATGAAGGGCGTCACCGGCAGCTTCACCTGCCGATCATCGGGCCAGGCATCGAGCACCACCCGCCAGCTCTGCGCCAGCAGCGCCCGGCCCGTCACGCCCTCGACATGCAGCCGTGCCGCCCCGATCAGCGTGGTAATCAACGCGTCCTCGGCGATATCATCGACCCTGAGGAACGCCTTGGCCTCGGCAAGCGAAACCGGCTCCTCCGCGGGCCCCGCGAGAAGGTATGAAGTCATTGTTTTTGCCTTTGGTTCTCGCCTGAATTCTCAGTCTGCCACCCTCCCCCTTGCGGGGAGGGCAGCAAAGCTTGGCGCATCAGCGCCTAGCGGCGCTGGGTGGGGGTACGAGAGTCCCGATATCCGGGCTCACCCACCACCACCCTTGATCCCTCCCGCAAGGGGGACGGGGGCGACTATGAGATCAGGAGACCGCGAACTTCAGCAGTTTGATCGCGTCATAGTCCGCAATGCCGCCGCCGACGCGCTTGGTGGTGTAGAACAGCACATAGGGCTTGCTGCTGAACGGGTCGCGCAGCACCGACACGCCCTGGCGGTCGACGATCAGGTAGCCGCGCTTGAAATCGCCGAACGCAATCGACAGCGAATTGGCCGCGATATTAGGCATATCCTCGGCCTCGACCAGATCGAAACCCATGAAGCGCGCCTTGCCGTCGGCCGTCAGCGCTGGCTGCCACAGATAGTTGCCGTCGGCATCCTTGAGTTTGCGGAGCGTGCCCTGCACTTTGCGATTCATCACCCAGCTCGCATTCTGGCGGTAGCCGGCCTTGAGCGCATAGACCAGGTCGATCAACACGTCGCTGGCATTGCTGGCCGGCAGCGCACCGGCGGTGCCGGTGGCGACATAGCCCAGGTTCCCCCAGCTCCAGCTCGCCTCGGCCACCGTGGTCGCCGCGAGGAAGCCGGTGGGCTTGTTAACGCCGTTGCCGGTCACGAAAGCCGTGGTTTCCTGCGCCGCAAAGGCCGCATTGACCTCGTCGGCGATCCACTGGCCGACGTCGACAGCTGCATCGTCGAGGAAGGCCGAGGTCGCGGCCGGCATGGCATAGAGTTCCATGGTCGGGTAGCTGAGTTCGGCCAGCGTCTGGGAATTGGTGGTCGGCCGCGCCGCGGTCTCACCCACCCAGCCCGTCGCCGGCCCAGTCACCGAGATCGGCCGCTTGTAGACGGCCGCGCTCACCTGCCGCACGCCTGATATGGCGCGGATCGGTGACACCGCCGTCATCAGCCGGGTGATTTCCGTCTCGGTCTCGGGCGGAACCACATAGCCGCCATCGGCGGCAACGCCGATCTGCAGGGCCTTGGCCTCGCCGCGCTTTACATAAGAGGCAAATGCCTCCTTGTATTCGCCATCCTGGTGGATGGCCTTGCCATCGAGCAGCGGGCGGGCGCGCTCCACCAGGGCACGGTCCATTGCCGCCTTCTGCCCGTCGAGCACGGCGTTGAGCCGATCCAGCTTGCCCTCGAGCAGTCCATCGGCCGCGCCGCGCTTCTCGATTTCCTTGAGCCGCTGGTCGTTGGTGGCCTTGAATTCCTCGAAGGCGGTCGAGAATTCGGCGAAGAGCGCGGCAATATCGCTCCCCGCGCCGGCCTTGGTTTCAAGGCCGTCACTGGTCATGTCCATATGGGTCTGTCCCTATCGGTTGCGGATGGTATTGGTGGCGGCCACGATGGCGGCGCCGGTCGAGTAGCCGGAGGGCGCGATGCGCGCGTCCTCCATCATGGGGAAGGTCACGATCGAGATCTCGTAGAGGTCGATCTGCCACAACTTGCGGTGGCCGCCCTCGCGCGTCGCCTTGACGGTGCGGAAGCCGATGGAGAGCCCATCGAGCGCGCCCTGCCCGATCAGGCGCTTGAGCGCCTCGGCCCGCTCCACGCCCGGCACCAGCCGCCCGGCCACAAACAGCCCATGGCTGTCCTCGCCGATGGCGTCCCAGGTGCCGACCGGCTCCTTGGGGTCATGCTGGAACAGCAGCCTGATGCGGTCGCGGCGCTGCGCCAGGCTCTTGCCGAAGGCCCCCGGCATGACGATGTCGCCGCCGCTGTCGAGCCGGTTGAAAATGCTGGCATAGCCCGAAAAGCGTCCCTCGGCATCAATGGGAATACCCGCCATCAGCGCTTGCCCGGCTTGGCCGCAGCCGGGCGGCCAGGCCTGGCCAGCGTGCCCGCCAGGTTCCAGGCAAACTGCCGGAAGGTCTGCTGCGCATTCTGCACATTCTGCTTGTTGGCCATGGGCTTAGTCATCCTTCCTGAAAAGCCGATTCAGAGATGCGATCTCCTGCACGAAGTCGTTGAAGTGTTGATTCACTTTGGCCATTTCGCGCAGGCTCCACACCAGCAACGCACTGGCGCCTGTGGCCCAGAGAAACAGCGCCAGATGGGCCAGATCACCCCGCTCGATGACAGTCCTGGTCAGCTCGTCCATGTCGAAATCCTCCGTGGGATCACCCCGAACTGGATCGTCACCCTCGGGCTCGACCCGAGGGCGTTTCACTTGCGAGGCGGTGAGAAGTGCGGTGCCCTGGGGTCAGGCGCGCTCAGTAGCGCTGACCAGTCGGTCGGCTTAATTCGATAGTGGCGGCTCTCCCCGCGTGGTCTATGAAGGAGCGCGCGGCGCGTGAGGACTTGAATTGGACATTCTGTTTTTGCTTTTTGTGCTGACCTTCCAGGCCTTCGGCCTTCCGATCCTTTTGGCAGCGATCGCCCGTGGAGCATACAAGGTCGCCCTTCCACTCGCGGCGCTGCTGGTCCTGGCCTATCTGCAGGTCCCGTGGGGCGAGCCGGTTCCGGACTTGCCGGGCGGCTAAACCCCCAGCATCGCCCGCTTCTCCGCGTCGCTCAGAAACTCCGCATTCCCCACCCGCGACCACAGCGCCGCCCGGTCTTCGGCCAGCGCTTCGACCCCGTCGAAATCCGGGCTGATCACCGCCCCACCGAAACCCGGCGACAGCCAGGTGCTCAACTCGTCCGCCACCCGCACCACCAGCGGGATCAGCGTCTGCCGCCACAGCGCCCGGTTGGCTTCGGCGAGGTTCGCATAGGTATTGTCGCCCGGTATGCCGAGCAGCATGGGCGGCACGCCGAAGGCCAGCGCAATGTCGCGCGCCGCAGCGTGCCTGGCCTCGATGAAATCCATGTCACGGGGGCTGAGTGCGATGGTCTTCCAGTCCAGCCCGCCCTCGAGCAGCATCGGCCGGCCAGCATTGGCCGCCCCGGCAAAGTTCTGCTCCAGCTCCGCCTTGAGCCGGCTGAACTGATCCTCGGTCATGCCCTGCCCCGCCGCCGAATAGACCAGCGCGCCGCTCGGCCGCGCCGCATTGTCGAGCAGCGCCTTGTTCCAGGTGCCGGCGGCATTGTGGATATCGAGGCTGGTCTGCGCCGCCTCGAGCGGGGCCATGCCGTAATGGTCGTCCAGCGGATGAAACAGCGCCATATGCAGCACCGAGGGTATCGCGCCCTCGTCCTGGCGCAGCCTCGCTGTCCGCCCGCCCGCGGTATAGTCATAGGCCACCGGCCAGCCATCGGCGCCCGCCACCACCTTCATGCGGTCGGGCCTCAGCCCGAAAATGCCGCGCACCTCGCCGTCGACGATCCCGGCCTGCAGGTACGCATTGCCCGCCGTCTGCAGGTAGGCATAGACCGCCTCGAGCAGTTCCCCGCCCGATTGCCGGCCATTGGGCCGCGCCAGGAGCGTGGCCAGCGGATGCTCATCCACCCGCCTGCCCCCCTCGCTCACCACCAGCGGTACGCGGTTTGCCGTCTCCGCCACCAAGCGCACGCAGCGATAGACCACCGGATTGCGTGCAAAGCCTTGCTGCACCAGGCTCGCAAACCCCCGATTGCTCCAGCTCGCCGCCCCCAGCTGGCTGAGGCTGAGCAGCGTATGCCCATTGAACGATTTCCGCTCCGCAGGCGCATTCACCCGCCCGCCCAGCAGGCGGCTGATCCAGTTCGGCATGTTTGTGTCCTTGATGTCAGCGGACTCGGGCAAACCCCAAGCGGGCTACTACTGATTTCGACAGCGGGCGGAATCATCCAGGTTCGATATTCCATCCCCCAACTCAGGCGTCGAAACCGATGGCAAAGAAATCACCGTGGCACTCCGTCAAGGCGGGTGTTCATCACAACAACACCGACTGCAATACGGGCAACAACATCGAGAGCGAGAACCTGCGCTCTGGCACCGGTGGCAAACCGCTTTGCGCCGAGTGCGCTAGGTTGGCCTGAACCGGCCCATCAGTCGGTCACCCTCCCCCCTGTGGGGAGGGAAGCGAGATAGGACTTAGCGTCAGCTAAG